GATGTGTTCACCGCTACATCACCGCTGAACGTCCCTGTCGTGCCGCTGATCGTGCCGCCAGTGACGTTGCCGCTGATATTTCCCGTGACATCGCCTGTTAGGTTGCCTGTGACGTTTCCAGTCACATTGCCAGTAACGTTTCCAGTGACGTTCCCAGTTACATTCCCTGTCAGATCTCCAGTAACATCACCTGTGACATTACCAGTCACGTTCCCTGTCAGCGCACCGCTCACGCCACCTGTAGCTGTGATAAGGCCAGTTACACCTAACGTGCCGCCCATTACTGCATTGCGGCTCAAGAAGAGGTCACGAGGGCGTGTAGCACCACTCGCGCCAATGTCGTAGGTCGCATCCGTGAAGATAAGGTTACTGGTGATGGTGCTGTTGACGGTGAGCGTGTCGGCCGCACTGTCCCCAACCGTAACATTACCGTTAAGCGTAATACCACCTGTCAACGTCAAGGATCCGCCAACAGTCAAATCATTAGGAACAGCTACCGTCGTGCCATCTACTGTCAACGCTGCAACATCAGACCCGTTTGTCAAGACATTAAAGACAAACTTAGCATCTTCTGTCGTGTCACTGACATCCGTGGCTACAACATCTATCGTTGCAAACTGTGTCTGAACACCTGCGTCATCAGCCATCTTAAAGGCAAGAGCTACACCTTGATCGTCTAGCGCCGTTCCGGAATCCGGATCCCACTGAAATACAAACGAATCAAGAGTGCTAGCTGCCGCTGTGTCGCGCACGGTGAAAGTGTGTGATCCTGCCGCTGAACTATTATAACCACCAGAATAGACAGTGCCCAAAGTCCCAGCTAACATAGAGCGAATTTCAAATCTGCTATCTTCGCTCCCGCTCGCGGTATCAGAAAACACCCAGTCTAAATTAACAATATCTTTCTCTACACCGGCATCATTGTCCATGTATAGAACAAAGCGTCCACCGTCATTATCAGTCGGCGTACCAGAAGCAGGATCTACTCCGAACTGAGCAACCTCGCGCACCCCACCGGCCGCTGCAGCTGTAGTTTCAAAAGTCTTAAATCCTGTTATTGTCTGGGAAGTGCTTTTTCCTACAATTCCATCCGCTCCCGTGAGATCAACATTAGCCTCATCAATGTTTGTACTTTCAAGAAAACTGAGAATATTGTTGATCCAGTCGCGTACCTGCTCCGCATCTATATCATCACCTGGATTTGGTAATGGAACTGCTGGTCTAGTAACTGTTGCCATTCGTATCTCCTACTTTGTATCCAAATTATACAAAGTTAACTTTCTAATGGTATGAACTCAACAATATAACCTTCAATGCTCGCTGGGTCATTACCCGTCCACTCCGGTGCTATTGTCTCACATACCCGATTAACGAAAACATCAGCTCTAAGTGCTCCAGCCCCAGGCCACTTAAGTCCGGTGTTATATTGATTTCCGTCATTCCAAGCTAAACCAGAACCTATAGTCACAACTTCTTCATACGTGCTGCCTCGGCCCTCATCAATGTTAGCCCGAAAGGTGATACTCTGTTGTCCCTCACGCTTTCTATACAGCGTCCGGACATTGAGTATATGCTTACTTCTACCCGGCATACCTAAGTCATTAGGACTCATTTTTATACGCCAAGTAAAACCCGTGCCATCATCAGTGGTGTAGGAACTATTATTACCAACGTAGAGATAGCCGTCTAAACTGCCATACAAATCCCGCTCAACGCCTGTGGAATCGACTATCCGTGTAGCAAAGTTCATAACATCAGAAGGCAAGTCAATCCACGTATCCCCCGTCTCCCAATCCCACACAACAATCTGATCGAATCCACTAGTCCCACCGGTAACAAGAAAACGAACTTGATGATCTTTTTCCCGTACTTGTGCGACGGCATACTTAAGTCTATCTTGATTAAGCTTAAAAAAATCCGTTATGTCATCTGTGTTGACCAACTCAAAAGACAGATCCGGACGGATAGCAAATATACCCTCACGGGCTATACCACAAACAAACTCAGGACGGGCAACAATAGAGTGTTGAGCAACAGGAGAAAATCCACGAATGGGATTAGCAAGACGAAAATCGAAAAAACCCAGCTGATCATAAAAGATCTCACCGGGATACATTCCGTCCTCTTTAAAGAACAAAGCCGTTCCCCAGTTATCTACTGCCCCAACAATAGCCGTTCCCCCATCGTAAATCTCATACCGGTTCTTATTCAGCCATGTATTTATATCAACAACAAAGTCTGTCCGACTAATATCACACCAACGAACACGAGTAGGATTATATGTTCCGCTTTCTGTTGTGCCGTAAACTAAAAGCAAATTCTTATGTGTGAATATGCCCTTTGTCTTGGTGTAGGGAATACCAGTTAAGTCCGCTGTGTTAACGGGACTAGTATCATCACCGGTCCAAACTCTTGTCGCATCTACACCATTGTTAATAACTAACTGATTTTTGATGAAAGCAAACTGAACACGATCATCCGCTGTTCCTGTTAAATCCGTGCCTGTTATATCAACACGCGCAGATCCAGTGTCAGTATAAACCTTAGTCGGCGTAACGACAACACGCTTCTTGTCACCGTTAGCAAAAGTAGTCTCAACCAAACCCGTGACAGCTTCACCACCTGTCAGCTGGGTGTCGTTATACTTAGCATAGCCATATCTACTGTGTGCGACACCACGCTCAGACAGATCAATATTACGCATGATCTCACAATACTGCGGAGTCAATCGCTGATCCGGATAGAACCAGCGAGAACGCTGCCCCTTAATGCGTATTATGGAACTTGTCTGAGTCTGTGATGAGACTCTTGGTGTTCTCTGTGTTATAATAGTCATGGTTTACCTCAAGCTAACCCGAAATCAACACCCTTGATAAGGGGTCTTGTCGGACGCTGACGGAAACCACTATAAGCTTGAACATTCTCAAATACGTGAATGGCGGCAGGACTTGTCGTGGCTCTTCCCCTAAACTCATCAAGACGTTGAGAGAATGTTAGCCTATGTGCCCCCGCTGTGTCTGGCTTTCCCCATGCAGCAAGAAGATCCTGCGTGACTCCCCAGATCAGCAAATCATGAAATTGTTCATCAAACTTAGGCCAATCAAAATCATTTACCAAAGGAGGAACACGCATTTCAGCGCGCACGGTGTAGGAAATAGCAGATCCGGGAATAGGATCAAACTCTATCCAAACAAAATCTGGACTTTCCCATGCCACAGGAATTACAGCCAAAGAATTACCAGCTGAATCCTTAAGCGTAACTGACCCTGTGAATGTAGCACCTGCAGCAGGAGCCTTTACTATCCGCTCAAGACCTAAAGATGAACTATAACTGTTGGCTGATGTGACAGGTGTTGTCCCTGTCAGCGTGATCAACTCAGAAACTAAGTTACCACTGGTGTCAAATCCCTCAAGACGGACTTTGTGATCTGACCCATAATCACCGGCATCATCACTCTCAACTGTCACTGTGCCATCTGCACTAGGCTGTGCTTGGACACCGCGAGACTGGGACACGAAGAAATTAGCTGGCGTGCCCGTCTCCGTGGACCCCGCTCTCGTACGATCAAACATACGAGCGGAGGTCTCATTGAGCATTCTTGGTGTGTCCGTATCCTCTATGTTCAGAATCTTACGAACCCAAAGAGGCATACCAAGACTTCTCTGACTTGCTACACTAGATATAGTAAATTCCCGCTCCTCATACGGAGTGTCTACTTCCTCAAGAACACGAAAGTAGACAACATTAACCATCCTCTTTACAATGTCTTCCGCTTGGCCTCCCGTAGTCTGGCCAGCATAAGAAAGGATGTCGGAAACTACTTGGCTGTAGTACACAGCTAATTACCTTTCTTGCCTCCTCCAGCTGCTTCAATCCCTACATTAAGAAGCTGTTGGGCATTTGGACTTAATTCCTGGCCCTGCTGCATATTAGTTCCCATCTTGAAGAGTTCAGCAAACGCCTTGAACATATCAGCCTGGCTCTCCATTCTTTTCTTATCTTCGCTGCGGAACATATTAGCCCGAGCTTCTGGCCCATTGGTCTTCTTGACATAATCAACACGGAAAGACCACTCTTGATACGTGGGAACACTCTGGTCTGGATTGGCATCCATATAAGCATCCACCTCATCCAGTGTCATCGGTGCGCGACCCGGTAAGATGCCGACAATGCGAGACATCGTGCCTTTAAGTCCTATAATAAGACCGTCATCAATGGACACAGGACGGGGTTCACCATCCAACCCCTGCACCATAAGACGAGGCTGTCTGCGCGTACCAGCAGCTAAATCGGTCGTTACCTCTTTGAGCCATTCACCCTCAGGTTGCCAGTCTGCTTTGTCTTTATTTGTGCTTATGTAAGACGTATAAACAACCTCACCCTGCTGCTCTTTCGTCAGGATGATCGGTACTCCACTCTCCATATCACGATCTTCTGGAGCTAACGGCAATTCTTTTTCTACATCAATTAAAACTGGCATTCCAGCCCTCCTATTGTTATCCGTACATCACGGATTCATACTCTT